CTTACCACTCCTGGAGAACGATTTTTTAATGAAGAATTGGGTTCTCAGGTAAATAATCTCTTATTTGAAAATGTTGATGACGTTACGGCACTGTCCATAAGGTCAGAAATCATAAATGTTATCACAAATTATGAACCAAGAGTTAATTTAGGCGAAGTTGAGGTCAATGCTGACATCGATGCCTACCAAATGGACGTAACGATCAATTATACCATTGTGGGAATTGATGCTCCTGCCCAAGAATTGTCATTTGTGTTAATACCAACAAGATAAATGCCATTAGTTAATTTTGCTAATCTGGATTTTGACCAGATTAAGGTAACAATAAAAGATTATCTCAGATCTAACTCAGATTTTACTGATTATGACTTTGAGGGATCTAATTTATCCACAATTATTGATGTACTAGCTTATAATACGTACATCACCTCTTACAATGCCAATATGGTATCGAATGAGGTATTTCTGGATAGTGCTACATTGCGAGAAAATGTAGTTTCCTTAATACAAAATGTTGGATATTTGCCGAGATCGAAAAGAGCAGCAAGAATGAACGTATCATTCTATGTTGATACTGCTGGATATTCTACCCAACCACAAACTATTAAATTGAATAGAGGATTGGTAGCCACAACAACAGAGTTTACGAATGAAAGTTATACATTTATTTCATTAGATGAAATCACAAAACCAGTCTTTAATAGAAGAGCAGTTTTTACTGATATTGAACTTGTCGAAGGAAATTATATTACTACTACTTTTACAGTAGATTCATATGATCCAAATCAACGATTTATTCTTCCAAATACAGGAATTGACACAACTACGATTAGAGTTACTGTAAAACCATCACAATTCTCAAACACAAGTCGAAAATATGCTCAAACTGGCAATGTAACTAGTTGTCATGGGCATCATACGACAAATCAGAGTTTATTTGAGGTAAATGGCAATTCAGCAGTCTATTGGATACGTGAAATAGAGGGAGAAAGGTATGAATTGATCTTTGGAGACGGTATTTTTGGTAAAAAATTAGACGCACCTAGTTTTATTGAAGTTTCTTATGTTGTAACCAATGGAAAAAATGGAAATGGGATATGTGCAGCCACTTTTAACGGAAAATTAACCTCTGGAAGGGGAAATCTTGCTTTAACATCAGGTGTTTCGCTCTTAGCTGTAGGAAAATGCTCTTTTGGTGGTGCGGATATTGAATCTCTTGACTCAATTAAGAAATATGGACCTAGAGTTCATGGTTCTCAGAATAGAGCAGTTACTGCAAACGATTATGAGACCCTTATTCCAAGTGTATTTCCTGAAACTGAGGCAGTTTCTTGTTTTGGAGGTGAAGAATTGACTCCTCCTCGATTTGGACAAGTTTTTTGTGCTGTGAAACCTACAAATGGGTCATATTTGTCAAATGCACTTAAAGAAAACCTTAAAAATGCAGTTAAAAAGTATAATGTAGCAGGAATATCACTAGATATCACTGATTTAAAATATTTGTACATAGAACCTACTATATCTGCATATTATAATTGCAATTTAGGGGGATCTAAAAATGATATTATAAATGCAATAATGAATGCTATTTTAGAATATTTAAATAGTGAAGATTTGATGGGTTTTGGAGGAAGATTTAAGTTTAGTAAATTCCAATGCTTAATTGATGGGGCTGATCCATCTATTACCTCTAATATTACTTCTTTAAGAATGAGAAGGGACTTGAGAGTAGCGTTAAATAGTTTTACCGAATATGAAATTTGTTTTGGCAATTGTATGTTTGTTAAAAACTGTGATGGTCATAATATAAGATCATCGGCATTTAATGTATCTGGAATACAAGGACATGTATATCTTTCAGATAAACCTGATCCTAATGATCACTCAAAAGGAACAATGTTCTTATTCCGATTGATGTCACCCACTAATCCCGAAACAGTGAAAGAAAATATCGGTACTATAGATTATGAACATGGAGAAATTAAATTAGCTCCTATTAACATAACAGATACTGACATTACTAGAGATTTTCCATTAATCGAAATAGATACTGTACCATGTTCTAATGATATTTTAGGATCGAATGATCTTTATTTACAAATAGGTTATGGGGATGGTGATGGAAGTAATACTGATGGGATTGATGTTGATGCTTTTTGTGATGATGTTGACCCTGTTTCATCTTATGGTGGTAATATATTAGTTCGTGGAGAAGTTCATTATGGATGTAATACTGATGGAACGGTAACAGACATAACCAACATTGAGACTGCAACCATTACTACTACACAAAATGGTAATGTAACTGGTACGACGACCACACAAACAACACAGACGACTCAATACTAATGATATCAACAGATCTAAAAAGAGTTAAATTACAAAGTATAGTTGAGAATCAACTTCCTTCTTTTGTACAATCAGACTTTCCATTATTAGGAGAATTCTTAAGAGAGTATTATACTTCTCAAGAATATCCTACAGCTTCTGCTACTGTACTTCAGAATATAGATCAATATGTCAAATTAGTAACTTTAACAACTAATACTGATAGTACTGTATTGAGAGATGATATAGATGAAGTCGATGAGGAAATATTTGCATCTTTTGATTTAAGAAGTGGGGTTTTTGGAACCTATCAATTTCCTGATCAATATGGTTTAATCAAAATAGACAATGAGATTATTTTATATAAAGAAAAAACAAATAATTCATTTAAAGGATGTATAAGAGGATTTAGTGGAGTAACTTCATATAATTCAATTCATAGTGATCAATTAACTTTTTCAGAATCTGATATTGCAGAACATGTAGCAGGTGCAAAAATAGTAAATTTAAGTGCTTTATTATTTGCTAGATTTTTGATTAAAGTAAAAGGTTTATATGCTCCTGGTTTCCAAAATAGAGTATTGGATGAAGATTTAAATCAAAGACTGTTTGTTTCAAGAGTTAGAGATTTTTATGAATCAAAAGGTAGTGATGAATCTTTTAGAATTCTTTTTGGAGCATTATACGGAGAAGATTGTGAAGTATTGAGACCAAGAGATTTTATTTTCAGACCTTCTGATGCTGATTATAGAGTAACTAAAGATTTAGTTGTTGAATCTATAAGTGGAGATCCCTCTAAACTTTTAAATTGCACATTATTTCAGGATGCAAATGAAGATTATGGAATACCAAAAGCATATGCTCCAATTACCGACTTAGAAAAAATAACTTATAATCAAATTGATTATTATAAGTTTGGAACTGACTATAGCACTACTACCGATATTGCTTTAAGGGGAAGTGTATATGGGGAATTTTCTGTTCATCCTTCTACAAAAATAATAACCCAAGTTTCTGGGGGATCGAGTGTAATAGATGTAGATTCAACTATTGGATTCCCTGCAACGGGAGAATTAGCAATTACATATGAATCTGGAGAGAGTGGTATATTAACTTATAGATCAAAATCAGTAAATCAATTTTATGGGGTAGGAGTAGCTAATACTACTGTTGCTGGTATTGGTACTGCAGACTCTATTGCTTCAAAAGATAATATTAGATTAAATGTAAGTGCATATGCATATGTTGGTATAGGAACTACAAGTAAAGTAGAAGTAAGAATAGGAAATGTATTAGCACAACCAGTAATTAATGAAAATACTTATTATTATGAGAGAAATGATACTGCAAAAGTTCAAACCTTAGGAATTACGACATCTGGGCCAACAGTTGATGATTGGTTCTATAATTTATCTATTCAATATGATATAAAATCAATATCTTTAGTTGATGAATCTGATTTTACCTATACTATTGTAACTTATGATAAAAACAATTTAAAAATAGGTGATAAAGTTGTTGTAACTGATGTCAGCGGTAGTACTAGGGATTCTACAGTTACTGAAATTATAAGTGCATATAGTTTTTCTATAAAAGGACAAGGCCGTATTACTAGTGCTAGTAGTACTGTCGAAAGAAAAATATTGAGAAGTAAGGTTGATAGTAATCTTACTGATTATCAATACATTGATAATTATTTTGCCAATATTCAAAATACTTATGCAAAATTTAATCAAGATGTTTTAGTTGCTTCTTCTTCTATTCCTAATTATGCAAATGCTCCATTAAATTTTTATGATAGAAAACTTACTTTAAATGGAGATTATAGTGGTAATACCTTTACATTTTTAGATGTAGAGGATCATGGATATTATACTGGAGATGCGGTTTATTATGATACATATACTATTGAATCTAGTGATTTTTTCGGAAATGTTAAGAAAGTAATTAGTAAGTTTCCTCAAATTGAACCTGGAATATTTTTTGTAAAAAGAGTAAATAAAAATCAATTACAACTTGCAACAAGTCCAACCAATATTGATAACAGTAGTTTTGTGTCAGTATCTGGAATGGTTACATCCAATACTTTAGAGTATGTTGATTTTCATGATAAAAAAGTCGATACTCAATTATTGTTCAGAGAAATAAAATCACCAAATAAAGAAGTTGGTAATTATCCTACAGAACCAGGATCCAGAACTGGAATTTTAATCAATGGAGTAGAGATATTAAATTACAAATCAATAGATACAGTTTACAATGGACCTATTAATAAAATTGATGTATCTGCAGCTGGAAAAAATTATGATATTATTAATCCACCACTTTTAAATTTAGATGATAATGTAGGATCTGGTGCTACGGGTGTATGTGCTGTTAAAGGTAATTTGCAATCAATTGATATTACGGATACAGGATATGATTATATTTCTGATCCAATTATTTCAATTACAGGAGGAAATGGTAAAGGTGCTAAAGCATCTGTTAATATGCTTGCGAAATATCATGATGTAGAGTTTCAAGCTGTTGCTCTAGGTACTGATAGATCTGATCGTGTTATTTTAGCAGATAATACAATAGGATTTTCTACATTTCATAAATTTAGAAATGGTGAAAAGGTAATTTATGAAACAAATGGTGGAACTGCAATAGGTGGAATTTCAACAGGTGCAGTTTATTATGTTCATACTGTGGGTGTATCTACTGTTAGACTTTATAAAGAGCAAACAGATGCAATTAATGTTGGTGTAAATACAATTTCATTGACAAGTTTTGGAACAGGAGTTCATAAGTTACAAACATTTGAGAAAAAGAGAATAGTATCTAGTATTATAGTTGATTCAAGTGGATCTGGTTATGAAAATAAGAAAAGAACTATAACTACAGCAACAGGTATTAATACAGCCCTTAATCAAATTAACATAAAAGATCATGGATATAAGTCAGGTGAACTTATTCAATATTCTTATGATACTGATGGAATTTTAGGTATAAATTCAAATACTGATTATTTTGTTACTGCAGTGGATGGTGATAATTTTAGACTCTCAAGTGTAGGTTTAGGAACCACTGCAAAGAGTTTATATTATGACACAAATCAATATATACAATTTACTTCACCTAGTTTAGGGTCAGGTACTCACTCATTTAATTATCCACCTATTGTAGTTTCATTAACTGGTGAAATAGGAGTTACTACTCAAAGTGGACAGGACTTTAAAGCTAAAATTCAACCATTATTTAAAGGATCTATTGAATCTGTTCAGGTTACTAATACTGGTGTAGGTTATGGATCATCAGATATTTTAAATTATGATAATCAACCTTTATTTACTTTAAAAAATGGTACAGATGCAGAAGCTAGCGTAGTTCTGGATAATGGTCGGATTATAGAAACTATAGTATCTAATCAGGGATATGGATATGATGCTCCTCCAATAGTAACAATTAATAGTGATGGATCAGGAAGTTTTGGAAAATTAGTTCCTATTGTTAATGATGGAAAAGTGGTAGATATTAGAATAGATAACGCAGGTATTGGATATACGGGTGAAGTATTAGTTAATATTCGACCAAGTGGTTCAAATGCTAAATTTAGAGCACATATTAAACCTTGGACGGTTAATTTGTTCCATAAGTACATAGATATTATTTCTCCTGATGATGGTATATTAGATGCAGCAGAAAATATAGATAGAGGCATTCAATATACTCATTTATATGCACCTAGAAAATTAAGAGAATCCATATATGTAAAAAATCAAAATAATGAAATAAAATATGGATTGAGTGATTTAGAAAAGGTTAATAACGAAGAAGTTGCTGCTTCATATCACTCACCTATAATAGGATGGGCTTATGATGGAAACCCAATATATGGTCCTTATGGTTATAGTAATCGTGAAGGTGGTAGTGTAAGAGCTATGGAATCTGGATATAAATTATCCCCTGTATCCAATAGACCTTCTTTAGCAGCATTTCCTCAAGGATTTTTTGTTGAAGATTATGAATTTGACAACTCAGGTGATTTAGATGAACATAATGGACGTTTTTGTGTAACTCCAGATTATCCAAATGGTGTATATGCATATTTTACCACTATTAATCCTACATTAATTGAGAATTCAGGACCATTTAATAAGTATAGAATCCCTGAATTCCCTTATTTGATTGGAAATACATTTAAGTCTAAACCAAATCACTTTAATTATGATATTAAGTCAAATCAGTTAGATTATAGTTTAGATAATTCTGAGTGGTTTAGAAATACTACTCCATACTCTTTAAATAAAAATAATGCATCTTATGAGTTCCTTCTACAACCTAATAAAGACAGAGAATATAATGTAAATATATCTAATGTTTCTAAAGGAAATATTGAGAAAGTTGGTATTTTAACGGGAGGAAATAGTTATCAAGTTAATGATGAAATACTTTTTCAACCTTTAATTGGAGCACAATCTGCTAAAGCTAAGGTTTCTGAAATTGAAGGATCAGAAGTTACTAATATTAGTGTTGCTTCTAGTACAGTTTCAAATATAGAAGTTAGTCCGTTTGATGCGAGTGGAAAATATATTGCTATTTCTACTTCTCCTCATGGATTTGTAAATAAAAATTTAGTTTCTTTAGCTGGATTTAATACCTCAATTAATTCTCTTCAGGGAGGTTTCAATATTGGGGTTAGAACAGAACAACTCAGTTTAACACCAGGAGTTAGTACTAGTGGCGTTACTGGTTTAGTTACATATTTTGGAGTTGCAGGATCTTTGAATCAAGATGCACTATCGATTAGAGAAAATGATATTTTAGGAATTGGAACAGAAAATGTAAAAGTATTAGCAGTTGATCAATTTAATTCAAGATTAAGAGTTCTAAGAGCTCAAGATGGAACAGTATCTAGTGCTCATACAGCAACTGCAGTTATAACTGAAGATTCTAGGAAATTTACTTTCGATACTACCCCTGAAAATGATATAATTTTTGAATCCACAAAAGAGATTTATTTTGAACCTAAAGAAGCAGTAGGATTAGGTACTCTTACAGGAGTAGGTATTGGAATAACTATTTTCTTCTCTAATCCTGGTGCGGGATTAACACAGGTTTATATTCCTACTCAATCTATTTTCTTACCCGATCATGGATTAGATACTGGTGATCTTTTAAGATATAGAAATAATGGTGGTAATTCTATTGGAGTTTCCACTGATGGCACTACATCATTTAGTTTACCAAATGAGTCTACAGTATATGTTGGAAAAATTTCTAATAATCTTATTGGTATTTCTACGTTTAGAGTTGGATTAGGAACCACTGGTACTTTCGTAGGTATTGCAAGCACTAATCAAACAGGTGACTTATTAAGATTTACGGGATTAGGAACAGGAGTATATCATAGTTTTAAAACCATCAAAGATTATGTGGTTACTGGAGAGGCAAATAAGAATGTAGTTACTGTAGCTACTGCATCTACTCATGGATTACTATTCGATGATAGTATAAGAGTTGATGTAAAACCAGGTATTCATACGAATATTACTGTGAAATATAATGATTATAATCGAAGAATAGTTTTTGATCCAAAATCATTCGTTGCAGGGGATGTTGATATTATTAATAATACAATTACTATCACTGATCATGGATTAAAGGATGGTGATAAAGTAATTCATACCGCTTCTACATCCTCAGGAGGGTTAGAAAACGAAAAAATTTATTATGTTGTTAGATATTCCAAAAATAAAGTAAAACTTTGTTTGACAAGATATGAATCATTAGAATTTACTCCAGAAGTAGTTGATATAACATCAGCTGCTGCAGGAACTCTTTCACCTATTAATCCTAATGTAGATCTTTATAACAATAATACCGTTAAATTTGATTTATCCGATTCTTCTTTATGTTCTTTTGTGGGAGTAGCATCTTATTCTGCATTTGATTTAAATTTGTATACCGATAAAGAATTTAAAGATCCTTTCTATTCATCAGGCATTAATAGATCTTTTGAAGTAACTAAATCAGGCACTGTAGGAATTTCTACAAATGCAAATCTTACAATTGTTGTTGGTGATGATATTCCAAAAGTATTACATTATAAGTTCAATCCAGTTCAAAGTGATCTAATTGATGACATTAAAAAAGAAATTGTTATTGACAATGAAGTTGTTGGATACAATCAACTAGAAATAAGAGGAAGTATTTACTCAGGAAGTTTCTCAATAGCAGGTATTGGAACCACAACTACATTCTCCTATAATCTATTAGATACTCCCGAAAAATCATCTTACACTAGATCTGAAGGAACTTTAGCATATTTTACTGATTCTACTACTACATATGGAGGTGTATCCGATGTTGAAATAACATCTAAAGGAAATTACTACTCAGAAATTGTAGGAGTATCATCAATTAAAACTGGTATAGGTACTAAAGCTATTTTTGAAGTTAGTAGCAATACTATTGGTGAAATAAATTCAACCAAACTTGAAAACATAGGATTTGATTATCCAACAGACACTACTTTAAGACCTGTTCTTAATTTACCAGAAATTCTTGTAATGGATGCTTTAAATTCATTAGAAAGTATTGGAATTAGTTCTGCTGGTAAAAATTATACAATAGCTCCTAATTTAAATGTATTAGATGGACTTACTAAAAAAGAAGTTGAGGATGTTGACTTAACTTACAAAATTGGAGATTCTCAAGTAACTATTTTACAAAATACAGAAAATCTCAATAGTATTGATCCTATCATTATACCTACATCCAATGTTAATGGTATTGATATAGCAACCATCAGTTTTGATATTTCTACTAAGAATGTTACGATTGGATTAAACACTGCGTTTAGTGACGAATCTCCACTTGCTGTTGGAGATAAAGTGTTGATAGAAAATGTAAGTGTTGGTGTTGGTACAACAGGAGTGGGATATAATTCAATAGATCATGCATATTCGTTATTTACTCTTGCTGATGTTAATATTCCTTTAGGAGGAGGAGTTGGAGTTGTTACTTATAGTTTAGATGGATACCTAACAGAGGGTACTATTCCTGGTAATTTTGATTCATTGAACTCAGCTGGAATAATTGTACCTGAGAAATACTTCCCTCAATTTGATATTAAATTAAAGAAAAATAATTTCCTAGTTGGTGAAGATATCACTTCAGGAAATAAAGTAGGTAAAGTAGAAAGTTGGAATAATCGTATTGAATTATTAAAACTATCCACTCGCACTGAGTTTGATGTGGGAGATATTATTGTAGGAAGATCTTCAAATACACACGGAAAAGTTAAATCTAAGATTGATTTCAATGCAGAAGTCAAAATGGATACAGGAGCAGTCGTTCATAATGGTTGGAAAAGAGATACGGGATTCTTGAATAATGATCTAGAAAGAATTGCGGATAATAATTACTATCAACAATTCTCTTATTCTCTAAAATCCAAAGTGGATATGGGAACTTGGGATGAGGCGGTAAGTACTTTAAATCACCCTGCAGGATTCCTTAAATTTGGTGATTTACGTATAGAATCTACAGACGATAATTTTAGGGGTGTAAGTGGAAAGGATAGTCAGTTAGTTGCATTTATAAATTTAGATGCAGAAATAGATATAAATTGTTATTCTAATTTTGATTTAGTAACTGAAAATTCTCTCAATATTAGTGATACTAAAGTAGCATCTGATCAAATTTATTTCAATTCAAAAATACTTACAGATTATTATGAATCAGTAGGTAATAGAGCTCTTATTATTGACGATATTAGTACCCAGTTTAATAGTGATCCTAGAGCAACTAGATTTTCTGTAGTTGCTAATTTTGATGTAAAACAAAGATCTAAAAAATGGTTGACTTTAGTAAAAGATAAAACCTTTACTGGCGAACGTCAATGTATGTTGGTGACTTTATTGCAGGATGAATCTAATGGATTTATGAATCAATATGGTCGAATTGAAACTGTAAGTGATCTTGGAAGTTTTGATTTCCAAGTTACTGGAAATAAAGGTCAACTTCTTTTCTATCCCACAAAATATGCAATTAATGATTATAATGTAAGTAATGTTAGTTTGGATATTGTTGGGTTAAGTACGGTTGGTATCGGATCTACTACTTTAGGAAGTTCTGTTGATATTAGATCAACTCAAACAACTGTAGCAGCTGGTACAACCACTACAGTTGTTGGTATTGCTTCTACCTATAGAAGTGCAAAAGTTCTTGTTCAGATTAATGCTAACAATGGACAAATGGAATTTGATGAATTAAATATTCTTCATGATGGTACTACGGTAGAACTTTTAGAGTATGGTCAAATAACAACTGTATTTGATGAAGATTATAGTGGAACTGGACTAGGAACGTATATTGCATCAATGGAAACTGGTCCTCTTAATATTGATTTTGTTCCTAATGCAGGTATTGCTTGTTCTGTAGATACCTTAAGTATTGCCATAGCAGGTGCTAATACTGGTGCTGGTGGAACAGGGATAGGAACTCAGTATTTGGGAGACGGTGTTCAGGACATCGCATTTGTTAATTCTACATTTACTGCTATTCCTTCTGCAGCTTCCCCACTCGCACATAAAATTGCTGAATATGATATAAACAACACTGTTGCTACTGATGATAATAATGCTGCTTATTATTTGATTAGTGTAGAAGATACCACTAATAATCGTTATGAAATGTCTGAGGTAATTGTTTTAAATAGCAGTTCCGAAGTATACATGACTGAATATGGAAATATTATTAGTAATATTGGATTAGGAACAGTAGGAGCTGCCGTTTCTAGTTCTACTTCTCAAACTCAATTGATGTATACTCCTATTGCAGGTATTGCAGCATCAATTCGTGTTTTCCAAATGGGTCTTCAGATTGCTGCTGAAAATGATGACGTAACTTCTGTGGATAAGATAGATTTAAATAATGCTTCTATTACTGCTGGATATGGTGATTATACTGGTACTGAAACAGATGTTCTTAGAGCATTTAATTTACAGCATGATGGAAGAGATATTTTCACAAGAGATTTTGATGGTAGTAGTTCGACAGTTGTTAATCTAACTAAAAATACAGTTACAATCCCAGAGCATTTTTATGTAACAGGAGAGGAAGTTACTTATTCATATGATACAGATGAGGGAAGTCCTATTGGAATTGCTACTACTACAATTACGGGAATAGGTGTTACTACTCTTCTCCCCACTACTACTTACGTAGTTAAAGTAGATGAAAGCACTATTAAGTTTGCAAAAACTGCAGAAGACGCATTGAAGAGTGTACCAAATATTTTAGAATTGCGAGCTGTAGGTGCTGGTGTTGCACATACAATAACTGGAAGGAATCAAAATACAAAATGTTTGATTGCTTTGGATAATGCAATTCAATCTCCTATTGTTGCAACTGCTGTTACAACAGGTATAACTACTACATTTTTCCTTGGAAGTAAAGTTCTTGAAACTGTTGGTGTAACTTCATTCTTTGGGGGTGATTTGGTTAAAGTTAATGAAGAAATAATGAAAGTAGATACTGTGGGATATGGAAAAACAAATAATATTTTGGTAGATCGTGCATGGATGGGAAGTAATTTAGGAGTTCATACTGCTAATTCTATTGTGACTAAAGTTGAGGGTAATTATAATATTGTTGGTAATGAAATAAACTTTATTACTGCTCCTCAAGGACCAACTCCAATCAGTTCTACCACTAATGAACCTGATGATAGAGATTGGGTTGGAATAACTACATTCTCTATGTTCCAAGGTAGATCCTTCATGAGATCTGCTGCTACTGGTAGTAGTAATACCCCTTATAATAACAATTATATTTTTGATGATATTTCTGATGAATTTACAGGTATTGCAAAAACATTTACTTTAACCTCAGACCAATCTAATGTTGCTGGATTCTCTACTAATAATGGAGTTATACTTATAAATGGTGTATTTCAAGGACCAACAGGAGAATTAACAGTTGATCAAGATTATACTTTATCTGAAGGTCTTACTGGAATAAGTAGTATTCATTTTACAGGAACAGCCACATCAGAAGCATATGATCCTAATAGTGGTTCTATTCCTGTTGGGGGTATAATTGTATCGGTAGGTTCAACTCCAGGTTTGGGTTATCAACCTCTTGTTTCTGCTGGTGGAACTGCGATAGTTTCTGCTGCTGGTACAATCACTTCTATTAGTATCGGTAATACAGGATCTGGATATAGAGTAGGAGTTCAAACCACTGTAAACGTAGCCATTCAGACTTCTAGTTATGATTCTACTAATTTAATAGGAATTGGTACTGCTGCTATTACAGATGGTCATATTACTGGAATTGCCATTACAAATGGTCAAGTAATTTATGCACCAAGATCTGTTTCGGATGTTGGTTATAGTTCAGTAACTGGTATTACAACGATTACTACATCGACAGCCCACGGTCTTCTAGTGGGGCAAGAAGTTAAGTTATCAGGAATTGCATTCACATGTGATTATCTCCCTGCTGTGGGCGTTCAGAGTGCCGTATACACCGCTTCTACTGGTATTATGACGGTTACTACATCTGCTGCTCATGGACTATCTGTAAGCGGTAAAGCAAGTGATGTAGTGATGACTGGATTAGCATTTACATGTGCATTAGATGATGGTGGTGCGACCCATACTTATCCTCGAACAACTGATCCTGCTTATGGTGGAACACCTGTTACTGGAGTGGCTAGTGTAACTCAATTTACGATTAATGTTGGTATATCAACTGTTCCAACATTCTACGTTTCTGGAGGTACAATTCAACCTGCTCTTATTGCTCCTAGAACTGAAAATAATTCATCTAGTGGGGTTGATCCTGCGGCTCAAGGAACAACGGTTCTGACTGTTATTGATACAACTTCATTTACGATTAATTCTGGAATATCTACAAGAGCACACTTCTATTCTAGAGGAGGACAGGTTGATAGATCAATGGAAGTTCTTATTGATGAACCACTTTCATATTCTGATATGTCGTTGATTTATAGTTCTGAATCTTCTGGGATTGGAACTCAAGCTACTGTTAATGTAGTAGTAGGTCAGGGGTCAAGTATTATTAGTTTTGAGGTAATAAACAAAGGATATGGATATGCAGATGATCAAATTTTAACTGTACCTGTAGGAGGAACTACTGGAATTCCTACCGATCCTTCTTATACTTTTGATGAATTCCAAATTACTATACAGGAAACTATTTCTGATAAATTTGCTGGTTGGACTTTTGGACAACTTGAAGTGTTGGATAAAATTAATAATGAATTTGATGGTACTAAGAGATCCTTTACATTAAAGAAAGCAGGAGCTCCTGTTACAATTAGAGCTAAGCAAGGATCTAATATAGATGTTCAGGCAACCTTATTAGTGTTTATAAATGATATTCTACAAGTTCCTGGTGAAGGATATACATTTACAAACGGTAGTGTAATTACATTCTCAGAAGCACCCAAAGGAAGTAATACTGATGGTACATTTGATGGTGATACATGTAAAATTCTCTTCTATAAGGGAAGTGGTGATATTGATGTTACTTTCACTGATGTATTAGAAAGTGTTAAAAAAGGTGATACTCTCCAAATTCAGGGAGATCCTGATCTTTGTGCAAGATCTATACAAGAAGATCCTAGACAAGTAACTCAAATAGTTGCAACTGATATAGTTAATACCAATGCATATGTGGGTGTTGGTATTAATGGAAATCCCGATTGCAATAGAACTGTTACTTGGTGCAAGCAAGGTGTAGATAAGATTATTGATGGTCAAATTGTAAGTAAGAGTCGTGCAGAATTAAATGCTTTAATTAATCCAGCAACAGTCATTATTCAATCTGTTGGAGTTGGATCTGCAATTATATTTGTTGAAAGTGTACGATCTTTCTTTGATCCTGATAATGAATCTCAAACAAGTGCTAAGACTCAAAAGATTTCTATAACCTCTCAGAATAATATTGTAGGGGCTGCTGCAACTGCTGTTGTTTCTGCTGCTGGCACAATATCTTCTGTAGTGGTAAGTTATGGGGGAACAGGGTATACTTCTGCTCCTGATGTTATTATTGGTACTCCTGTTGGGTTGGGAACTACTACAAGAGCATCTGCTTCATCTACACTTACTGGAGATGCAGTTTCTGCAA